CCGTGGCGAGACGATCGACACTGATAGCGATTATGCGTTTAGTTATGATGGCGTCAATTTTGAATGCCTATCGCCGTGCCAATTGACCGGCAATATACATCCAACAACAAAAGACTGGACGTTAACTTGGACGCGGCGCACCCGATTTGCCGGATGGCGTGCTCTCGTTGACGCGGCGCTGGGCGAGGCCAGCGAGTCTTATGTAATTGAGATATACAGCGATGGCACTTATGTGACGGTAGTGCGCACGCTGACGGCAACATCGCCAACGGTCGCCTATACGCGCACGCAGCAAGAAACCGACTTCGGCATTATCCAGCCGACCTTATATGTAAAGATTTATCAGTTATCGGCGACTGTTGGAAGAGGTTATCCATTAATTGAATCGATAAATCGAGGCCAAGATTTATCGAGCTATGAGGCGCTCGCATTATTTTTTGAAGGCAGCAATGGCAGCACGACATTCGTTGATAGCTCGGCTAATACGATTAAATCAGTTGCGGCAAATGGGAACGCGCAGATCAGCACGGCGCAATATTATACTGGAGCTTCGTCCGGATTATTCGATGGTGCTGGTGATTATCTTAGCGTCACTGATCATAATGATTTTAATTTCGGCAGCGGCGATTTCACGATCCAAATGATGATACGGCCAATCGCTAATCCTGGGGCTGGTAGTTATGCGTGTTTGTATGCTCAACGGACCGGTGGCGCGAGTAATTTTGCCCTAGGTTTTTGGTTGGATGGTACAAATAAATATTATGTGGCGTGGACTACGGATGGGGTAACACCCATCGCAACAACATTTGCGTCCGGGTCATTACCAACAGTCGGGGCATGGAATAAGATCGAATTAATAAGGCGGGGCGCCAACCTAGAAGTTTGGTTGGATGATGTACAGCAGGGTTCGACGTACAATATCGGATCAACAAATATATTCAATAGCTCTGCCAATGTCGTCATTGGCTGCTCTGATGCTGGCACTACATGGCCCTACAATGGCTATATTGATACCGCATTAGTCTACAAAGGCTACTCCTCCCATTAAGGCCAATTATGTCTGATTCAACCAGCTTACTTACCCAACTCACCACCGCCCAGGCCGGCAAAGAAGCGACGGTCAACGAGTTGCTCAATGCGCTTGGCGCGCCCTCATTCGGCGGTCGTAAACAATCCTCATCCGGCCTCAGTTGGGATTATTTCGGCGGACGCATCCTGGTCGACGGCGTCAGCACGGCCATCGCCAACGGCACAGTCACGCTGTCGGCCTCGACGACCAATTACGTCGAATCCACCCGCGCCGGCGTCGTCAGCAAGAACACGACGGCATTCACGCCGGGATCAATCGCGCTGTATAAGGTTGTCACAGGCACAGCCACCGTCACCAGCTACGAGGATCACCGGCCCTGGCTAAAGCTGGCAGCCGGAAAACTGGCCCGGTCGATTGCCAGCGATGCCAACATCATACTAACTCACGCCGAAGCGCTCTGCGACATCCTGGAATTTACCAGCGGAGTTAGCCTGACCGCCACGCGCAATGTCGTGCTTCCGCTGGCCGCGAAACAATACACCGTTTTCAACAATACCACCGGCGCGCAAAGCCTACAGTTTATCGGCGCATCCGGAACAGGCATCACCGTCGCCAACGGCAAGCGGGCAATCGTTTACGCCGACGGCACCAATGTCGTGCGCGTTACGGCGGATCAATAAAATCGGAGATATAAAATGATTAAAGAGTTTCTGGTGTCCCGGCTGGGCGAGCGCTCCACCTGGTCGGCCATCCTGCTGGTTGCGGCAGCGTGGGGATTGCACTTCTCGCCCGAACAGCAATACGCGCTCACGGCGCTGGGCGTAGTTTTGGCTGCGCCGGATAAAAACTACCTGAAGAAATAATGCGCCTGCTCGCGCTCCTATGCCCGCTTTGGCTGGCCGGATGCGCAGAGCTGGACTGCAAGCCCTCGCTGATGCCCATCATGATTATTTTCGATGCCGAAGAGCCCGTCTTGCGGATCGATGGCGTGATGGCGTCGATCAACTGCGCAAATTAAATTATCTATGCTAAATAAAGTTACGCTAATCGGCAACCTGGGCGGCGATCCCGACGTGCGCTTCATGCCCAACGGCAACCCGGCCGCCACGCTTAGCATCGCCACTACGCGGAGCTGGAAAGATAAACAATCCGGCGAAAAAAAGGAGGATACCGAATGGCATCGCGTCATATTCTTCAATCGCCTCGCCGAAATCGCCCGCGATTACCTAAGAAAAGGCGCGAAAGTTTACATCGAAGGCCGCCTGCAAACGCGCAAATGGCAAAAAGATGGCGTCGATCACTACACCACCGAGATCATCGGCGAGCAGATACGTATGTTGGGCTCTCGGCAGGAGGGACAGCAATCCGGACCGGCTGGCGCGGGTAACTTAGGTGCTGGCTCCAAATACGATCCACCGCATTACCAGGCCCCCCCCGAACCTGCCTTCGATAATTTCGATGATTATATCCCTTTTTGATAAAAACCCGCGCGGATGGCCTCGATACACTGGCCGGATTACACCCTGCCGCCTATCAATCTATGGAGCATAGCGCCCAGCATGCCAAATAAAAAAATAGACAAAATCATCTACGAAATTATCGCCAGGGAGGGAGGCTATAGCGATCACAAGGCCGACCGGGGCGGGCCGACTAAATACGGCGTCACCCTGGCCACCTTGAGCAGTTACCTGGGGAGGCCGGCAACAAAAGACGATGTTAAGGCGCTGACCAAACACACCGCGTTCGAGATTTTATACCGGTTTTATTATGAGGTGCCCGACATCGATATGCTGCCCGAATCCATCCAGCCTATCATGGCTGATATGTCGGTCAACCACGGCCCGCGCAAATCTATCAGCATGTTGCAGGATGTGCTCACCACCTGCGCTTTAAATGTAGGCCCGATCGATGGCCATTGCGGCCAGCGTACCCAATCCGCTGCCCGCAAATGCTGGGACGATATCGGCAATGATCTCATCAATAAACTCGTAAACCGGCGGATTGCGCTGTATCACAATATTGTTAAAGATGATCCGTCGCAGTTGAAGTTTATTTCAGGGTGGGTTAATCGGGCGGAATTGTTTTTGGTTTGAGCAAAGGCTTATCATCCCCGCAATTTGATAGGCAATCGCAGGTTTCGTTTTTTCTGCATCGGGGGATGTTGGGAAATCCAGGAATGCCGATTTTAATTAGAAATAATTCCCATAGGGCGGGGTCCATCGCCCGGTCGCCATTTTCCCACTGCTGCCAGGCGCGGAGTTTTTTATAAATCAGCGCCGCGCAAACCTCCTGCGCGGCGGTAATGCCTAGCCCGCGCTCGGCCTGAACGTGCTCGCGGGCTTGTTTTATTTCTTCTTTAGTCGGGTTTTGCATCAATTTTTCTCAGATGCTCGGGCACCAGCTCCATAATCTCGGGCGGTGCTATCAGGTCGCCGCCTTCCTCATTGCTTTGCGCGTAGCGGATCATTTCGCGGGCCGCGAAGGCCGCCGCCGATTGCGGATCAAGGCCGGCGCGGGCCATTTGATAGCCGCCGCCGAACTTGCCTGACGCGGTGCAGACATAGCCTGCGCCGCGTTTTTCTATGATGATTGTCGATTTATTCACCGTTTCTTATCTCCCCTAATGCGCTCAGGTTTAGCGCCCCGCCGAGCCCCGGCGGGTTGGGACGTTTCGGGTTTTCCGATTCGTTGGAAATAATTGACGCGCATTGCGCGTAATTGTCAATACCCCATTAAAAATATTTCTTTTGCCTAGTTGCAATAGGTTTGTAACTTATTGATAAATATAGGCTATTAATATAAAAATGGTTGCAGTTAAATAATGTTAAGCCATTGATTTATCGGCATTGATAATCTAATTGTGATTCCTGTTGTCGCGGGTTCGAGCCCCGTCGTTCACCCCAATTAAATCAATACATTGGCCGTCATTCGCCAAGTCAATTCTAACTGCTGGTTGCAACCCTGGTTGCAATTAACTGGTTTTACCTAGTTTCAGCCAGGATTTCAATACATCGATACATGATTTATTTGTCCGCGCTTTTACCGTGCGCGGATTAAGTTCATACCACAGTTTTGTTAGTCGGTCTCGCTCACGCGTCCATTCCGGCGTTATCTCAAAATATGCGCCGCCAGAGCAGGATCGATAGTACGGTCGCTCAAGCCTATCCAATGCCTCATCAATATCAATAAAATTGGGGTTAGTCGTTACATTTTCCGCTGTGTCTATCATAATTAATTCCTCGTCGGTTCAACGATATCAATCCCCACATCATAAATCCGCATCATCGATGCTGACC